ACCTTTCTTCTACACCCGCATTTCAGACCCTTTGGGGTTGCTAAGATTGAGGTTATGCCTAACCCTCCGAAACCGATTGAGCAGAAACGTTTGCTCGGTAATCCCGGTAAGCGTGCGATGCCTAGCGATGACAGCACGATCACGTTGTTTGCGGGTTCGCGTGAACCGTTGGCCCCGCTTGGTGAGGCTGGTCAGGCGCTTTGGGATTGCGTGTTTGCCGAGGGTGAGTTGTGGATTTCGCCGCGCACGGATGTGGCGTGGTTGCAGGTTGTGTGTGAACTACTTGACCGGCGTGAAGTGTTGAAGGTGGAGTGGTTGGCTGATCCGACTAATCGGCCCGTCAACATGAGCCTCCTCGAGACGGAGAAGATGATTCAGTCGGGGCTTGGGTTGCTTGGGTTCACGCCAACGGATCGTTCGCGTTTGGGTGTGGCTGAGGTGAAGGCTAAGTCGAAGTTGGAGGAGTTGATGGAGCGCCGCGCTAATCGTGAGGATGCGCGTGGATAGTTGGCCTCCGGCCTGGTTGACTCCGGTTCCTGAGAAGGCTTTGGCTAAGGGCCGGGTTATGGAGCCGGTGGTGGATTTCGTTGAGGCTTTCGGCATGGTGACGAAGGACTCGGTTGCGGGTAAGGCTGGGAGCCCGTTGGTGTTGCGTGAGTGGCAGAAGTCTTTGCTCGAACATTTGTTCGCATGGGATGAGGATGGAATCCGTGCACGAGTTTCCCTTGTCGGTATGCCACGGAAATCAGGAAAAAGTGCGCTCGGTTCTGCCATTGGACTTTACAGTTTGATTCTGGGCCCGCGTGGTGGGGAAGTGTATTCGGTGGCTGCGGAGAAGGAGCAGGCTCGCATTGTGTTCGCTGATGCTAAGCGCACTGTTGAGGCTTCGGCGGAGCTGTCAGCGTTGACGAAACTTTATCGGGATGCGATTGAGTTGCCTTCGTTCAACTCTGTCTATCGGGTGCTCAGTGCTGAGTCTGTGACTAAAGAAGGCTTGTCCCCGACCACTGTCATCTTTGATGAGTTGCACGCGCAACCTGACCGGGAACTATTCGATGTGTTCTCGCTCGCTATGGGTGCTCGTGGGAAACTTGCGACTCTCATTGCGATCACTACGGCTGGGGTGCGTTCGGATCGCACTGGCAAAGATTCCATCGCGTTCAATCTTTACAACTATGGGAAGCGTTTGGCTTCGGGTGAGGAGAAGGATGACACGTTCTTCATGGCGTGGTGGGAGGCACCCGAGGGGGCAGACCATCGTGACCCGGAAACGTGGCGGGCCGCTAACCCTGGGTTCGGTGATTTGAATGCTGAGTCGGATTTCCATTCGGCTATCAAACGAACACCGGAAGCTGAGTTCCGTATCAAGCGGTGCAATCAGTGGGTGTCGAGTGTGGAAACGTGGTTGCCTGCAGGCTCGTGGGATGAGTGCGCCGGTGAGGTAACCCTAACCTCTGATGATGAGATTGTGCTCGGGTTTGACGGTTCATATAACGGTGATGCTTCGGTGATTGTGGGCGCTGTTGTTCCGAAGAATGATGAGCCGGTGAAGGTGTTTATGGTGAAGGCGTGGGAGAAGGATTTGGAGCATGACGGCCCTGAGTGGCGGGTGGACATTGGGGAGGTTGAGCAAACGGTTTTGGATTTCTGTCAGAAACATAATGTGAAGGAGATCGCGTGTGACCCGTTCCGTTGGCAACGGTCTATGGAGTTCTTGGAGAATCAGGGTTTGCCGGTGGTGGCGTTTCCGCAGTCCCCACAACGAATGATAAAGGCGTGCGCCGGATTCTTTGATGCGGTGGCTGAGAAGCGTCTAATCCATGACGGTGATGCGTTGCTTGCCCGGCACATAAGTAACACTGCTATCAAGTTGACTCCTGCCGGCCCGCATATTAAGAAGGAGTCCCCCTCGAGCCCCAGAAAAATTGATGCATGTGTAGCCGCGATTCTGGCGGTTGACCGGGCCTCCGGTAAGATAGAAGAAACGGTTGTGCCCGAGTTTTTTGGTTAGGGGTCTGATGGCTACGGTTTTGCAGGTTGCGGGTATGGCCGGAATTACAGTGGGCGTGTTGTTGCTGAGTGTTCCTGCCGGGTTGGTTGTTGGTGGGCTGTTTTTGTTGATTACCGGATTCGCGTTGGGGAAATAATAAGTGCTGAATAGACTTTTTGAGCAGCGGGCCGTTTCGTTTCAAACAATTTTCGAGGCCGGTGACGATCTAGCGTTCGGGAACCTGTCGGACACTGCGATTGATTCCAAGACTGTGTTCCAGGTGAACGCGGTTTATTCTGCCGTGTCGCTTATCGCTGACACGATTAGCACCTTGCCTTTGGATTGTTTCATCCGTATTGACGGTCAGAGGCGTGCGTTCCGACCTAAGCCTTCATGGGTTGAGAAGCCGGACATTGCGTTGCCTCGGGTGGCGTTCTATAACTCGATCATTGTGTCTTTGATGCTTGACGGTAACGCTTTCATTCGCGTGTTCTCGAACCGTGCTGGTGAGGTTGTGAACCTGGTGGTGCTAAACCCTCGCGCTGTTGAGGTGAAGCGCACTCCTCGGGGCACGTTGACGTTCACTGTTGAGGGTGAGGGGAAGGTGCTTTCGCAGGAGGAAGTGATTTTCATTCCTGACGTGTTGCGCCCTGGCACTATCCGTGGTGTTTCGCGTGTGGAGGCTTTGAAAGAAAACTTTGGGCTCGCGTTGGCGTTGGAGAAGTTCGCTTCCACGTTCTTCGGTAATGGCACCAACCTTTCGGGTGTCATTGAGGTGGATTCAAACCTGACCAAAGAGCAGGCCGAAAACTTACGTAACAGTTTCGACAACGCTCACAGGGGTTGGCGTAGAGGGCACCGTACAGGCATTCTGTCGGGTGGTGCGAAGTTCAAAACCACGCAGATTGACCCTGAGTCCTCGCAGAGTATTGAGGCCCGCAGATTCGCTGTGGAGGATGTGGCCCGCGCTTTCAATATCCCCGCAAATATGTTGAACATTCCTGGGACTACGACTTACGCTTCGGTTGAGCAAAACAATATTCAGTTCATCACTCACACTTTGCGACCTATCGTTCAGAAACTTGAGGATGCGTTCTCGCCTTTGATGACTCGTTACCCTGGTGGGGAAACAGCTTTTGTAAAATGGAATCTTGACGGACTCGCTCGCGCCGATATACAGGCAAGAACTTCTGCTTATTCCACGATGATTCAAGCTGGTGTCATGTCCATCAACGATGTGCGCCGACTCGAGGACATGAGCGACATTGACGATGCGGCTGCAAGTAATGTGCGGGTGCCGTTAGCGAATATCAACATTGACGGTGCTGACCTTGTGGCTGATGAGAAGCGTGTTCGTATGGCGCAGATTCTTGTGTTGTCTGGTTATGATCCTGCGGAGTCTTTGTCGGCGGTTGGGCTTGACCCGATTGCTCATACTGGTTTGGCTTCGACACAGTTGCAGCCGGTGGCGCAGGTTGACCCTGAGAACCCTGGTGCTGTTTACGAGGTGCAATAATGCCGATTGAGCATAGACAGGTGACTGTGGGGACTGCTGTTGTGGAGATTGTTGGTCACGATAATCAGCCTCACGAGGTTCACGTTCACAACAACAACAATGACAACGCGCACATTCTTTTTCTTGGCGGGTCGGCTGTCAGTACGGCTACGGGTTTCCGGCTTGGGCCTAATGAAACTTCTACGATGAACTTGGGGCCAGAGGATCGTCTTTTTGCGGTGTCTAATCACACTGCGACTGTGGCAAGCGTGTTGGATATTAGGAAACAGGACTAATGGCCCCGTATTTCATTTCTGACACGGCTGAGGGCTGTGATGGTTGGGCTACCGTGAAGGATGACGGTGAGGTGATGGGTTGCCACACCACGAAACAGGATGCGATAGATCAGGGTTTGGCGATTGCTGAGGCGGAGGGTTCCACGTTTGAGGGCGAGCGCAACTACAAGAAGAAGTATCAGCGTGACCTGCCCGAGAACTACCGGCCTGCCACGGCGGATGATGTGCCGGAGGGTCGCGCTTGCGGCAACTGTATTTTCTTCAACGAGGACAACCTGGACGATGAGGGTCGCGCTTTCTGTGAGAAGTGGGAAGAGTACGTTCAGGGCGGTTACTACTGCAACGCCTGGGAGCCGAAGGACGAGACTCGGGATGAGTTGCCTTCTGAACCGGCACCGAAAGAGGATCAGATTGAGGGCTCCGATGTGAACGAGCCGGGTTCCGCTGCGGGCCCTGGTGGGGATATTGAGTTTTCTGAGGCCACGGAAACGGCGTTACGCAATAAAGTTTCTGAACATAATGAGGCGATGGAGGAGGCCGGGAAACCGGATTACACTCGCACCACGTATGGGCAACTTGCCACTGTGTACCGGCGTGGGTCGGGCGCGTATTCGACTTCTCACCGGCCTGGGATTAGTAGGGCTGCATGGTCTATGGCACGGGTGAACGCTTACCTGTATTTGCTCCGTAATGGGCGCCCTGAGAACGCTGCGTATGTTGGCGATAACGATTTGCTCCCCGAGGGGCACCCACGATCTACGAGAAGCTTGGAGGCCCGGCAGGTTGATTTGAGCCCGCCGGCGTATATGAGGGCGAGCGCTCGCCGTGGCCTGGAATGGCATCGTGAAGGGCTGTCGGGTGATGGTGTTGTGGATCGCACTATTCGTGAGGCGCGTGCGATGGCTGAAGGTAACGTCACGGCTGACAAGTGGGTTCGCACTCGCGCGTGGATTGCCCGTCACCTTGTTGATATGGATGCGCCGGCTAACACTCCGGGTGACGACAACTATCCTGGGCCGGGTGCTGTGGCGATGGCGTTGTGGGGTGGTGGCGGTTCGAAGCGTAGTGCGCAACGCGCTCTGGCTTACGCGGATGGTGTCGTTGGTAGACTTAAAGAAGAAAATGAGGGCCGAGCGAAGGGCGAAGCGTTGAGCAAGTTAGAAACACGACTGTTTCAGGTTGATGGGTTTGAGGTGCGTGAGGATGCCGATGGTATGCACTTGGAGGGTTACGCGGCGTTGTTTAACTCTCGCAGTGAAAACTTGGGCGGGTTTACGGAAACGATTCAGCCGGGGGCTTTCAGAAAAACTTTGGATTCTCGCAACAATGTTTTTCTTTTGTATAACCACGACACGAGCGCGGTCTTAGCATCACGCCGGGCAGGAACTTTGACTCTTGCTGAGGATGAGCGTGGCCTAAAGATTTCTGCTTCCATCGCACCGACCAGCACTGGGCGTGACGTTGCTGTCTTGGTGAAGCGTGGCGATTTGTCTGGGTTCTCGTTTGGGTTCTCAATGCCTGCCCGTGGTGGCGATTCGTGGAACAGTGAAGGAACTGAACGTGTTCTGAAGTCTGTCAGACTCCACGAAGTTAGCCTCACGCCTATGCCGGCTTATACGGCCACTAATGGCACGGCTTCGATGCGCGGGTTGGACAAGATTGCACAGCGGGCGAACGTTGACGCTGATGCTCTTGCTGATGCGTTGTTGAAGATTGAGAACGGTGAGGACATTTCTTCGGATGATCGCACCTTGTTGCAGACAGTGATTGATGAGCTGGCCCCGACCCCTGAGGCTCCGGTGGTGGATAACAGTTTGGAGATGCTCGCTTTGAAGAAGAAGAAGCTGCAACTTCTGATGGGGTACTGATGGCAACGGTTGAGCAGATCGCGTCAATACTTTTCGATGTTGTCGAGGATGTTGGTGTGGCTGAAATGTTGGCCCGCCGGATTGTTGGACTCGATGATGAGCCGACTAAAGAAACCCGTGTTTTGAAGGCTGCGGAAACGCGCTAGATCGGGTTTGCCCCTGCCAGGTATTCCACCCTTTCCCTGGTAGGGGCTTTTCTTTTTGGAACGGGTTGCACGGCCTGGTTTAGAATTAGAGATAGCTAGTATGCGTCAACGCTACAGTCAGCGGTCTGTGTCAACACGGTTGCGATTCCATATTCATTTAGAAAGAAAGATTACTGATGACTGATTCATTTTTGAAGCGTCAGCAGGAACTGAAAGCTAACCTCACCATGCAGATTCGCGCCGTCATTGATGGAGCCGAGTCTGAAGGCAGAGGTTTAGACCAGGCCGAGCTGACCAAGATTGACCGTATCGAAGCTGACATCGAAAGCGCACAGCGCTCCATCGAGGTTGCTCAGGTTTCTGAGTCTCGTGCTGCTGAGTTCGCTCAGGCTGCCCGTGGCTTCTCCCCTGTTGAGGAAACTAGCCGCGATTCTGCTGAGGTTTTCCGTTCGTTGGCTCGCGGTGAAATCCGTGGTCACGAGTTCCTGCACTCTGAGAAGCGTGCACTCGTTGATTCTGCTGACACTGTTCCCGTAAGTTTTCTAGATCGTGTCTACGATTTAGCAAAACTCGTGGGCCCTTATTTGGAAACGTCAGAAACATTCTTGCGCGACCAGGGCAACGACTTGCGTATCCCGATCATGAGCGGTTACAGCACTGCTGCAGCCGTAACTGAGGGTTCCGCAATTTCCGAGTCCAACCCGACTTACAGCTCTCTTCTTCTGCAGCCCACGAAGCAGGCTTTCATTGTTCAGCTCTCCAACGAGCTGGTCGCTGACGCCGGTTTCGACATTGAGGAAAACGTGGCTCGTCAGGCTGGTGTCGCTATCGGTACCCGCGCTAACGTGGTTGTTCACGCGGCTGTGACGGCAGTTGCCGGATCGGGCGTAACGGCCGGTACGACCAATGCATTCACTACCGACAACCTGATTGACCTTGCTTACTCGGTTGACGGTTTGGCTCGTATGCTTCCTGGCACCGGGTTCATGATGAACACCAAGACTCTTGGTTTCGTTCGCAAGCTGAAGGACAACGCTGGACAGTACATCTACAACCCTGTAGTTGGAGAGCCCAGCACCATCCTCGGAATGCCCGTCTATGAAAATCCCGCCGTCGAAGGAACTCTTGCAACCGGAAACAAGGTTGTGTTCTTCGGACACTGGGAGTCTGTGAAGATTGCAACGACTGGTCTCCAGGTTGCAGTCAGCCAAGACGCATACTTCGCCAACGACGTCACGGGCTACAGGTTCGTGTACCGTCTCGGCGCTGGTGTTGCTAACGGTGCAAACCACATCAAGTACCTGGCTCTTGCATAAGCATTAGTCACAAGGCTGAAGGCCCTCGTCGTGTTGTAGGTTTCACGGCGGGGGCTTTCGCTATTATGTTCGAATGACCTACGAAAAGATTAAGGGTGTTGTTTCTTTAGCTTCCAATAACCCTGGGGCTCCCACCGGGTATGGGGTGCAGGCTGAGTTTCTGGTGCGTTACATGAAACGTCACAGCATGAACGCGGGTGTGCTGTCGAACTACGGCCTTGAAGGTGCCATTGGGGAGCATCGCACAGACTTTGGGAGTGTGCCGGTTTACCCTAAGGGTGTTGCACCTTATTCGCAGGATGTTTTGACTGTGTGGCATGAGCATCATCGGCAGTCTGCACCAGACCTGAAGCACGCGATCATGACGTTGTATGACGTGTGGGTGTATAACGGTTGGAAGGATGAGGTGCCGGTTATTTCGTGGGTGCCGTTGGATCATGTGACGTTGCCCCCTGGTGTTGCCGCGTTTTTGCGCCGCGAGAATGTGACCCCGGTGGCGATGGCCCCGCATGGGAAACGTCAGTTAGATAACGCTGGGATTGATTCCGTTTATATTCCTCATGCTGTGAACACGAAGGTGTTCCAAAAGACTCCGAAGATGATGGGGCCGGAGGGGATGACTCCGACACGGCAACTGTTGGGTGTTAGCGATGACACGTTCCTGGTTGCGATGGTGGCCGCCAATAAGGCGAACGGGATTCTGCATCGGAAGGCTTACGATGTGAACTTCATGGCCTTCTCTGCACACCTACAGTCGCACCCTGATTCTCACTTGTATGTTCACGCTGACCCGTCACCTAGTGTGGGCGGGTTTGATTTGGCGTTGCTTGCACGGGTGTCTGGGATTCCACCAGAGAAGATTACGTTTGCTAACAGGGATCAGTATCGGATTGGGTACAGTCAGGCCGACCTTGCGGCGTTGTATTCGGCTGCGGATGTTCTGTTGGCCCCGTCTTATGGAGAAGGTTTTGGGGTTCCGTGTATCGAGGCCGCCGCGTGCATGACTCGGGTTATCGGTTCGGGTTGGGCTGCTACGGCTGACCTGGTGGCTCAGGATGGTTGGTTGGTGGAAGGCCAGCCATTTTGGAATGAGCCACAGAAAGCTTTCTTCCAGGTGCCGTTGTTGGCTTCGGTAGTGTCGGCTCTCGCGCTTGCCGATAAAGAGCGTGGGTTCTCTGCCGTATCCCGTAAGTTTGCGCTCGACTTTGATGAGGAGAAGGTGTGGGCTGATTATTGGATGCCGTTCCTGAAGGGGTATTTTGGTGGATAAGCTCACTGTTTACACTGGTGGCACGTTTGACCTGTTTCATTCCGGGCACGTCAATTTTCTGTGGAAGTGTTCACAGCTTGGGCGGGTGGTGGTGGCGTTGAACACGGACGAGTTTATTGAGGCGTATAAGGGTAAGAGCCCGGTGTGTTCGTTCGAGGAGCGTGCGGAAGTGTTGTTGGCGTGCCGTTGGGTTGATGATGTGCTGCCGAATGTTGATGGTGCGGATTCGCGCACAAGCATTGACATGGTTGGGCCGGACATTATTGCGATTGGTACGGATTGGGCTCGCAAAGATTATTACTTACAAATGGGGTTCACGCAGGATTGGTTGGATGAGCGCGACATCTCCCTTATCTATATTCCGTACACTCACAGCATTTCGACCACGAAGTTGAAGGCGCGTAGTGCTGACCGTAATCGGGTCTAGCCCTGACAGGCAGGCTTGGCTTGCTGATTGTTCAGCGTCCTTGGAGCGTGACCATATTGCGGTTGTGAGTTTCGGTTACGAGTTGGCGAAGATTGCTTGGGTGATGGAGAACACGACTGTGGATCGTTTCCTGTTTCTGCAGGATTCTTGGGTTATAAAGTCTGATAAGTTTTGGGATTTGCTCGGGCAGTTTGAGGGGTCTGTGGCGTTGACCCGCGACCCGTATTTCTTTGGCTGCTATGCAGGGGTTTATGAGCGCCACGTTATTGACCGGATTGGCGTGCCGGTTGTGAAGGATAAAGCGCACTCGATTCTTTTGGAGATTGACTGGCACCGGCGTTATGTGGAGGCCAGTGGGGAGCCGACAGTGTTGTTTCCTGAGTTGACGGATAAGAACGCTACCGATGTGGTGGAGCGTCACGGGCGGAAGAACCTGGTGTTGGAGAATGACCTTGTCGTGAAGTGGAAGGGAACCTGGTGTTAGAGAACCTGATTGTGCCGGTACTAAACCGTTACGACTTATTGGATCGCATGGTGTCGAGTATTGACTACCCTGTTGGGCATTTGCTCATCATTGACAACGGCGCTTCGGATGTGTTGGAGGATATGGCGATTGATGTGCCGGCTTGTGTGGAGCACACGACTTATTTGCCTATGACGGCGAATTTGGGTGTTGCAGAGTCGTGGAACCTGGGTATCAAGTCCTTTCCGTATGCTGAGCGTTGGTTTTTTGCCTCGAATGACGTGCGTTTCGAGCCTGGTGCCCTTCAGAGGCTCTCAGAGGCCCGTAGTGACGAGATAACCCTGTCAAGTATGTTTCCCCATTGGCAGGCGTTCGCTCTTGGCTATGAGGCTGTCAGGCGTGTGGGTTTGTTTGATAGTTGCGGTTTCTTCCCAGCATATTTTGAGGACAACGATTATCAGCGTAGGGCGGAGCACGCGGGGGTTGCTATTCGCCGGCTCGAGGTGCCCATGATCCATGACAACAGTTCGACTATTAGGTCTGATGAACGGTTGTCGCGTGAAAACTCTCGCACCTTCATGTCTAATCAGGCACATTTTTCGGAGAAGGTTGCCCGTGAGGATTTTGGTGCGGGGTCGTGGAGTGTGGAACGGCGGAGGCTGAACGGGTGGGAGGCCGGGCGGTAGAATGGTGGTTGGAGGTTTATTTTGGCGATTGTGAATGGGTACGCAACACTTTCCGAGGTGAAGGCTGCGGCCAGAATCACCGATGACATTGATGACTCGTTGTTGGAAACTGCGATTGAGTCGAGTTCCCGCGATATTGATGCTTACACTGAGCGCGTGTTTTTCAACACGGGTGCCACAGCTGTAACCCGTATTTATATTCCCGAGAACATTTACTTGCTTGAAACGGATGACATCATTGCGGTGACTTCTATCAAGTCGGACACTACGGGTGAGGGCGGGTTCGACCAGACTTGGGCTTCTACTGATTACCAGTTAGAGCCGTTGAACGGGTTGGCCGGTGGCATTGCTACACCTTTCACGAGGGTTCGAGCTGTCGGAGACTATTTGTGGCCGATCTATGAGCCTCGGGACATCAATGCGGGGCAGGCTTCGGTTCAGATCGTGGCACGCTTCGGCTTTGCTTCTATCCCTAGCGCTATCAAACAAGCCACCATTCTTTCCTCCCTGCGGGCGTATAAGCGTTATGAGTCCCCTACGGGTGTGCTCGGGTTCTCGGATATGGGTGTGGTTCGTGTGGGCAGGCTTGACCCTGACGTGGAACGGCTGATTCAGCCTTACAGGAAGATTCGTTTCGCGTGAGCATTAGCCTTATGCGGGCTGGCCTCGCAACAAACATGGGCACAATCACGGGCCTTCGCACTTACGCGGAGATTCCCGATGACCCGATGATGCCCGCTGCCGTTGTGCAGTTGGGTTCAGTGACCTATAACAGTGCTTTCGCTAAAGGGTTGAGTGAATACAGTTTTGTGGTGACAGTGATTTTCGGGCGGCTTGCGACAGTGCAGGCACAGAAGAACCTTGATGCGCTCATTTCGACTGGTTCGGGTTCGTTGAAGACTGCCATTGAGATAGATCGCACTCTGGACGGTAACGCTTTTGACACGAGGGTTTCTGAGATGACTAACGTGACCTCCGTTACAATTGGAGATATAACTTACCTTTCGGCAGATTTTGCCGTGACCGTGTTCGCACTATAAGGAGAAAACTGTGGCAAAGTTTGTCGCTACTAACTACAACATCAAAATCAATGGCGCAGATTTTTCGACTGCGATTGCGGCACTGACTTGGGATATCTCGTCAGCCGAGCAAGAGGTCACAGCTTTCGGTGACACTTTCGTTCAGCGTATCGGGGCCCTCAAAGATGCTTCCGTGACCATTGACTTCCACCAGGACTTCGGTTCGACTGCTGTGGATGCCACACTGTTCCCGCTTTTGGGCAGTAACGCAACCGTGGTGGCTATCCCTAACGGCACTGCCGTAACGGCAACTAACCCGTCTTACACTGGCGTGTTCCTTGTCACTGAGTACAGTCCGTTTGCTAGCTCGGTTGGCGATTTGGCTACTCTGTCGGTAACATGGCCTTTGGCTGATGGAACTGTGACTAGAGGAACTGCGTAACCAATGAACCCAATAAACCTACAAGTAACTTTCATTGACGAAACAAGCGTTGAGTGTTCGGCTATTGCTGCCGATCTCATCGCGTTCGAGGCACGCTTCGATTTGAGTGTTGCCCGCCTTGGGGATGAAGTGCGTTTGACGCACATGTTCTTTTTGGCGTGGCACGCTCTGAAGCGTACCGGGCACACCACTGATGACTTTGAGAAGTGGGTTGAGTCTGTTTCGATGGTGTCTGAGGCTCCCTCAAAAAAATAAAGGGGCTCGGTGAGTCGAGCCTTCACTGGGAGATTGCGGCCCTTGCTTGCGAGACGGGGATTAGCCCGTTGGAGCTGATGAAGCTTGAGCCTCGAATGTTGTGGACTATTGAGCGTTATCTGATTGCGCGTGCTCAGGCCCAGAGTGGTAAGCGGGGCCGGCGGTAGAATAGGGGTATGCCCGCTCAGTTCACTGTCAAAGCCTCCGATTTGAAGGTGCTTTTGGCTGAGTTGCGGAATGTTGACCCTGGGTTGCGTAAGGCGCTCCAAAAGGAGATGCGTGACGATCTGAAACCTATTGTTGGCAAGTTGGCTGGTGGGGTTCCGAAAGCTTCCCCGTTGTCTGGGTTTGCTAATGCTCCGACTGGTAGCCGGTGGCGGTGGGCTGGGGTTTCTGGTCGCACTCAGACGCCTTTGGGTAAGCGGGCGAAGAAGCCTGGGTTCTTTCCTGTGGTGTCTATGGCGTTTCGGTCACGGGGTAAGGCAGCTGGTTTTGAGATTTTGGAGTTGGCTGGGTCTAAGAGTTCTGGGTCTACTCCGCAGGGGCGCGGGATGATTCGAGCATTGAATGCTGCGGCACCGATTATGAGCGGGTTGGGTCGTTTCCTGATTCCGCAGGCTAAGGATGAGGCGGGGCCGGCTGTGGCGATTGCGCGAAACATTATTGAGAAATATGTGGCGTTAGTCAACAGGAGGATTTCGTGAGCGGTTCAATCAATATCCCGGTGGTGTCTAAGTTTGACCCGACTGGTATCAAGCAGGCTCAGACAGCTCTCGGCGGGTTTGGTAAGGCTGTGGCTGGGTTTGGTGCCATTGTTGCGGGTGCGTTCGCTGTTAGGGCTATCGGGAACTTCGCTGCGGAAACGATCCGTATGGGTCAAGAGGTTTTGCAGTCGAATGCTGTGTTGAAGCAAGTGGCGAAAACTACGGGTCAGTTTGGTGGGGAACTGGATGCGGTTACTGGTCGGCTTATCAAGTTTGCGGATGCTCAGGAGTTGCGTCTTGGTGTTGATGCTGAGGTTGTGAAGAGTGTTCAGGCGCAACTGTTGTCGTTCAAGGCTTTGGGTGCTTCGGCGGGTGAGGCTGGTGGGAGTTTTGACCGGGCTACGAAGGCCGCGTTTGACATGGCGATGGTGTTGAAACGTGATGCTTCCGGTCAGGCGATTGCTTTGGGTAAGGCGTTGGAAGACCCGATTCGGGGTATTACTGCGTTGCGTAAGGGTGGCACAACGTTCACGGCGCAACAGCAGGAGCAGATTAGGACTTTGGTTGAGTCGAACCGTTTGCTTGACGCGCAGGCTTTGATTTTGACGGAGGTGGAGTCGCAGTATGGTGGGGCTGCTGAGGCGGGCGCACTGTATTCGGATCGGTTCCGGTTGGGGTTGGAGCAGATAAAGGAGACGATTGGTATTTCGTTGTTGCCTTCGTTCCAGGGGTTTGTCGAGTATTTCCTGACCAATGTTGTGCCACCTTTGACAGAGTTTTTTGAAGTAAAGTTTCCGACTTTGCTCAGGGACATTGGGGCTACGTTTTCGGCGCTTCAGCCGGCGTTCGAGCAGGTTGGCGTTGCCATTCGTCAGGCTTTCAACATTAGCGAGGAGAATACGCTGCTGGAAGGGTTCTTGATAAACATTGAGAAGCTAAGCAAGAATGAGGCGTTCCTGGGATTCTTGGAGCAAATGATTGTCGGGTTTGCGAAACTCCTGCCCGACCTTATCAAGTTGCTTCCGTTGATGGTTCAGTTGGCTGAGCAGGTCATCCCGTTGTTGCTTCAGCTGTTGCCGCCACTGATTAGTTTTGTCACCTTCTTAGGGGATGTGATTGGCGGGGTGGCTGGGATGTTCACGGATTGGAACTTCGTCACTGTGGCTACCACTGAGAGTTTGGAAAACTTGGGTATTGGCGCAGAAAACTTGGTTCCGGGTCTTGGTGCTTTGTCTGACGGTTTGGGCCGTATTGCGGATGCGTTCAGGGGTGCTTATGAACGGGCTAAACAATTCTTCGACCAACTGTCTAGAAAGACTCCTGCCGGGGTGAGTTTGCCTAACTTTGGTGAGCGGGCTCAGGGTGGGCGTGTGACGGGTGGTATGCCGTACCTAGTTGGTGAGCAGGGGCCGGAGGTTTTCATGCCGGGTCGTGGCGGGAATATTGTGCCGAATGACCGGCTAGGCGCTGGTGGCACGAACATCACAATCAATGTGACGGCGGGTATGGGAACTAATGGGGCTCAGGTTGGGGAGCAGATTGTGAACGCCATCAAACGGTATGAGCGTACTTCTGGCCCAGTGTTTGCGAAGGCGTAACCCGTGTCTGTAACGGTTGAGCTGGGGTTGTCTAAAGCGTTCACGTTGGATGATGCGGTGGCGGGTGTTATCGGCAACACTGAGTTCACTATTGGTGGAATTTCATTCACGGACATCACCTCGAGGGTGACAGGGTTGTCGTTGTCGCGGGGTAAGAACCGTGACCTTGACAGGTTCAACGCTGGCACTTTGTCTGTGACAGTGAATAATGAGGATCGTGCGTTCGACCCTCTGTATACGAGTTCACCTTTTTACGGGGATATTGTGCCTCGGCGTGATGTGCGTGTGTTGGCTAACGGTACAGCGGTTCAGTATGTGGGGAAGATTCTTGACTGGAATTTTGATTTCGAGCCGAATGGTCGGCAGTCTGCTTCGTTGGAGGCTGCGGATGGTTTCACGTTTCTTGCACAACAGGAGCTGACTCCGGGGACTGCGGTGGCACAGTTGACGGGTGCCCGCGTTGAGGCGGTGTTGTCGCAACCTTCAGTGGATTGGCCGGTTGCAGATCGTGTCATCGATGCCGGCAACAGTGACCTTGGTGCTGACGTGTTTGACGGTAACGTCTTGTCCTATTTGCAACAGGTGGAGCAGTCTGAGGGTGGACTGTTGTTTATTGATAAGTCGGGGCGGGTTGCGTTTGTTGACCGGCTCACCACACCAACGGTGGATAACGTGACAGTGTTTGCGGATGATGGGACTGGGATTCCGTTTGCACCGGCGGCACTGGATTACGGTACGGAGCAACTGTATAACTCGATTACGGTGACGAGCCCAGGGTCTACAGCTGTGGCTTCTGGGGCGTTGTCGCAGACTCGTTATGGGATTGCAGAGTTGACGGTGGACACGCTTATTGATGATGCGGATGAGGTGCAGGGGTTGGCCGATTTGTTGCTCTCGCGCTTTTCTGAGCCACAGTTGCGGTTTCAGGCGATCCGTGTGGATGTGGATAAAATTACGGCACCACAACGGGCTGAAGTGTTTGCGTTGGAGATTGGTGATGTTGCTCAGGTGAAACTCACACCAGGTAATCCTCCGGTGGGGGCGAAGGTGGAACGGTACGGGCAGATTATTCAGATCGCGCACGATGTGTCACCTGGGAGCCATCAGGTGACGTTCGGGTTGGGGTCGTTGCAGACATCCTTGTTTGTTATCGGGGACGCTGAGTTCGGTACAATAGGTGTGGGCGCTCCGGGCGTTCTTGGTTTCTAGGAGGCGTTGTGGCTGGTGCAGGGTTCAAGGTGTTCCAGGATGGGAATGTCCTTACGGCCTCCGAGGTCAACGGGTTCATGATGGAGCAAATGATTATGGTGTTCGATGATGCTGCGGCTCGGGATGCTGCGATCACTGCACCTTCTGAGGGGATGTTTGCGTTTACGAAGTCGGATGACCAGCTTCGTTTCTATAACGGTACGAGTTGGGGGATTTTCTAATGCCTGCAGGTGGTTATCGCGAGTTTATCGCCGGTGAAATTTTGACCGAAGACCTAATAAACGACTACCTTCTCCAGGGGATGTTGGTGTTCGCTGGGACTGCTGCGCGTGGTTCAGCGATTACAGCTCCGGTGGAAGGCCAGTTCTCCTACCTGTCTGACACTAATGCGGTGCAGTTCTATAACGGTACGGCGTGGGCTGCGTTTGCTGGTCAGTCGGCTCCGGCTGTGGTGTCTGACACCTCCGGCACACCGACTTTGGGGACAGTGGTTTCTGGGCCGGATACTTTCATCACATATTCGTACACTGGCAGTGGTTCAATCACTTTCAGTGATGCCGGTGTTGTTGAGTTGTTGCTTGTTGGTGGTGGTGCTGGTGGTGGCGGTGCTGACATTGACCAGGGTGGAGGTGGTGGTGGTGCAGGAGGTTTCTTGCCGATTGGTACAGCGTTTGTTTCTGCCGGTACTGTGACCGTCACTGTGGGCGCTGGTGGGGCTGGTGGTGCCGCTGGTGTGTTTGGCACGACTGGTTTGGGTAGTTCGTTCGGTACGATTGGCGCTCCTGGTGGTGGGCAGGGTGGCGCTGGTGGCTCTGGGTTTGGTTCTCCTGGGGGCTCTGGTGGCGGTGCAGGGTCTGACGGTAACAATGCGAAAAGCGGCTCGGTTTCTTTGCTTGCGATACAAGGCAAAAATGGGGGCAACAATTTCCCGTCCTCTACTGCCGCCAACAGAGCCGGTGGCGGTGGTGGGGGTGCTGGTGCTGTAGGTGCTAACGCTGCCAGTGGCGCTGGTGGGGCTGGTGGCGCAGGTTTAGCCTCCACAATTACAGGCTCCTCGGTGACTTACGCTGGTGGCGGTGGTGGTGCCGCTAGGACTACTGGTGGCGCTGGTGGTTCGTCTATCGGTGGCGCTGGTGGTCAAGGCGCGGTGGGCTCCCCTGCTGATCCAGCTAACAGGGGCTCTGGTGGTGGTGGAGGAGGCAACTCCTCCGGTAACACTCGCGCCGGCGGTGCTGGTTCCTCTGGTGTTGTGATTGTGAGAGTGAAAATCTGATGGCTCATTACGCTTATGTGGTTGACGGTGTGGTTCAGAATGTTCTTGTTTTGGCTAATCCGGTGATTACTGATGAGAACGGTGTTGAGCAGGAAGAGCTCGGGCAACAGTTCCTCGCTAACCTTTATGACCTTGTGGCAGAAAACTTTATTCAATGCTCCTACAACGCAAACTTTCGGGGTGTCTATCCTGGGGTTGGTTATGGTTATGACTCTGTAGCTGATGTGTTTGTTGCTCCCGAGGTGTTTGATGAGGCTAGCTAAGCCCTGGCCTGACGGGTACACTGTCAACAAAAAATCGCCTTACGGCAACAGGGTTCATCCGATAACGAAACGCAAGACTTTCCATCATGGTGTGGATGTGGCTTTGCCGGTGGGAACACAGTTGAGGGCTCCGGCTTACGGGGTTGTGGTGAAGAAGGGCAGAAGCGCTTCAGCAGGTCACACACTTATTCTGGAGCACGCAAACAAGATTCACACTGTTTACTATCACCTGCAGAAGGCTTCACATTTAGCGTTGGGGGCGAAGGTCGCTGAGGGCGATCCGATAGCACTATCAGGCAACACTGGGGCGAGCACTGGGCCGCACTTGCATTGGGAGGTTCGCCGGTCTGCCAAGTGGGGTGACACTGCAAACCCAGTGGATTTTATGGGGGAGTCATGACCGAGGAGCATCCTGAAACTGCTGGTGTGAAAGTGTCTATGAGGGACATTTATTTGGAGGTTCAACGGCAGGGCCGCCTGTTGGAGAAAATTGCTAACTCCCTGCCTGACTCAGAAGCGAAGATTGACGATCATGAGGTTCGGATTCGCCGGTTGGAGCAGAGAATGTGGCAGGCCATCGGTGTGTTCGGATTCTTGGCTGCAATCATTTCCCCGTTGGTGGCGGTGCTGACATGAAACCATCATGGACTATTCGCAGGCGCTACATTTTCGCTGCCTTCACGCTCGGCTCACTCATGCTTCTCAGCGGTTCCGTAGCAGTGCTCATGAATAACGACAGTGCAACCAGCGACCTAATAACGGGTGGTGTTGCGCTGGTAACTTTGATAACGACCTCATACTGTTTCGCTGCAGTGTGGGAGGACAAATCGATGAAGGAGAATCAAGATGGATAAGTGGAAGAAGTATTGGGATTTTGCGACTGAGCGTGCAGTGAAAACTGTTGCTCAGGTTGCGCTAGCTGGGTTGCTTGCCGGTGCAGGCATCCTTGATGTGGACTGGATTCAGGTTGCTTCAGTGTCCCTGCTCGCTGGGCTCATGTCGTTGCTAACTTCGGTTCTCACATACGATAAGGATGCCTAATCACGACCTTTGGGTTGTAGTGTGCAACTATTCGATCAACACTCTGAAAGTAAGGACTAATCGTGGAGCGTGAGGTTGTGGATGGTTTCGCTGTGCCGGTAGATCCGATGGATTTGCTAAATTGCGATTCATGCCAGTAAGATAGACACGTTCATAGAGAACCTTTCTTGTGAAGGGGAAAGTAACTCCCCGCCATCCAAGTGGCGGGGAGTTTTCTCATTCTCCTAACCACGAATAGATTGTGGCCCTTGTCACGCCTAGTTTCTTTGCCAGGTGCCTAATGTTATCTCCCTGGGTATGTTCGGCCCGTAGACGGGCTCTGAGGGCTTGTGTGACCCGTTCTAGGCGT